ACGATTTCAACCGGCGGCGATGAAGGCTGCGCCGCCCACGGCAGCGGCGGAGCGATGATCGGAGGATTCACCTGATCGGCAATCTGCTGCGTCACGTTCGCTTCGATGGCCGACTGATCGACGCCATTGGCGAAGCACCAGTCTAGCACCTGATCCTGCGTGAGCTGATCGTAAGGCGTGAAGTTCTCGGTCGGAGGCGCGAACGACGCGCTGCCATAGCAGGTTCCGCTGTACTGATCCTGAGTGCCGTTGCAACGCCAGTCGGCGGTGATGACGACATCGGTGTTAGGGCCTTCGGTCGGTTTAACGAGAAGGCGTTCGATGATCCAGTTGATGGTGGTCATGGTAGATTAGGCTTCCAGAGCTTCAACACGGGCGGTGAGTTCCTGAATGGCTTTCACCAGCACAGGGATAAGGTCTTGGCGGACGGACTTGTAGGGAGCTTCGCCTTCGGGAGCAGGGTCTTTCCACTCGTCTACAAGCTGCGGGAACACTTGCTCAAACTCTTGAGCGATGAAGCCCCTGTCACCTTTGATGTCCTTACCCTTACCAGCTTTCCAGTCGAACTTGCGCGGCTTGAGTGCGAGAATCGCACCGAGTCCAACGTCGATGTCTTGGACGTTCTCTTTGAAGCGAGCATCGGAGATGGCCGAGATGGTCGTGTTGGTGGCGTACACAGTACCAGCCATTCCGACATAGAAGCGGTACGCGGCAGCAAGAGTTGAATACGCAGCAAACGTAGCAACCGAATTGGTATCGTTTGCAACCGTAGAATTGACCAGTCCGGTTGCGCCAATGACTTCAAAGCCACTCGTAGTAGCTCCAGCAGCAGTCTTCCCCACCAGCAGATTCCCGCTCGCATCGAGCGTCATCGCGGGATTCCAAGTGATTACTCCATTAACAGATCCTGAAGTGGTAGAAGTACCCCAAACGTGCTTTCCGGTCGTCTGGTCGTAGTAAGTCGCATAATCTGCGTTAATAAACTTGTATGCGCCATCGTTGTAGAAGTTGTTTCCAAAAAACGTGTCGCTTCCGGTCGTTGTAAGAACCAAACGTGAACCAACTTGAGCCGCTTTAAAGCCAGCCGCCCACGCACTCGGCGTAACGCCTATGCCCAGCCCCGTGGAGTTCAGGGTCATGCGAGTGCCGCCTGCGCCGTCGTACCAAGTGAAGATACCCAGCGGCTGGATCCGATACTGTTCAATGTCGTTGCAACCAAAGCGCAGGTTGTGATTGCTGACAGCGAAAATCCCTCGACCGTTATTATCGACAAAATCATACGAACTGACGCTCGCATCGCTCGACTTCATGCGGATCATTCCGCCCGTATTCACTCCGGTTCCAACGATTTCCAGAGTCTTGTATCCTGCCGTATTGGTCGGACTCGCGGTGTTGATACCGACATTGCCTCCGCTAACCTTCAGAATGCTGGAAGCCACCGTCAGATCGCCGCTGATGGTGGCGCTGGCGAGGGTGGCGGTGCCGCCTGCTCCGAGGATCTGGTTGCTGGTGATTTTCTTGGTGGTGCCCGATGCAGCCATCGAAGTATCCGAGATGTCCACAATCGGCAGAACGTCTGCCGCGGGATCAACCGTAGTAATGGCCGCCAAGGCCGTGATTTTCGTGTCTGCCATAAGTTAGTTTGCTTGGATGATGAGTTTGCCTGTGTCCTCTTGGAGCAGGAAGTCCCCGTTCTCCAAGTCTAAAGAGTCGAAGGTGCCGAAGGTGATGACGATCTTGTCGCCATCCTCAAGGAAGACAAAGAAGTCGTCCTCCTGGAGCAGGTCGCGCCGGATGATAGGCAGGTCAGCGCCGCCGCCAGCCCCACCGAGGGCTTGCTGCACGCCGAGTCCTAGGCCTAGTCCGAGACGCATTTTAGACCCACTTGCGGTTGTAGGCAATGATCGCCCCGGAGGATACAGCCACCGAGGTGAACACACCTGAAATCGAGTCGCCAGCCTGAATGGTCACGCCGGCAGGGAAGTTGGTGATGTTGGAAGTGACGGCACCGAGGATGGACGTGGCGACGGCATGGATCTCCATGTAGTTGCCGGTCACAGTGCCCGCGGAGGCGTCGATGTACCGGCCACCGAATTCGCCGGCCAGTTGGCGGTTTGATCCGACATTCATAGGGTGAACTTCTGACTACTGCGTTTTGTGCCACCGCTCCATCCAACCTGCAAGCGTGTAGCCCCGCAGCGCACTCGCACCTCGGGGTTATCCCGCTCAACCTCTTTCAAAAACTGGGAATCTTTCCAGCAATCGTACCCGACCTTGTGCCCCCAGGCATGGTAGAGGGTGGGGTCGATACGCATCCGCAGGCGCCCGATGCCGTCGACGGCGCGGACTTCGCGCTGCGAGTCCTTGGCGATGCGCTTTTGATCAATGCCGGCCTTGACCCAGTCCTTCTGGATGCCGGATTGGAACTCTTTGATGACGGCGCGGCGCAGTTCGCCGGGCATATCGTCGAGAGCGTTGGCGATGACGGAGGATGCGGAATTGTGGGCCATGAGAAAAGGAAAGAGGGGGAGGCCCGGGATGGACCTCCCCCGTTGAAACTAAGACTAGCTCGCGCCGTTGAAGAAGCCAAACCCGCTCGGGTTCTTCACCACGAGACCGGCAATGGCCTCGACGAGGCGGGCAGGGCCGCCGCCGGCGTCGGGCAGATCCTTGACCTGCGGCAGCTTGGCGTAGCGAACCTCGACCATGTCCATCGGGATCACGTAGCCCTTGAAGGCCTGGGCGGACAGGGCAGTGCTGTTCTTGCCACCGATGAAGGTGGTGGGGTGCAGGATCAAGCGACCGAAGTCGCCCTCGAAAATATCGATGGAAGACTTGAAGGTGTCGGAAGCCAGGTCCTGGTTGAAGGTGCGGACAGCGGTCTGCGTGTAGGTGTTAGTGGTTCCAGCGCCGTTGATAACAGCACCGCCACCAGCAGTGAGGTTGGTGAACGCACGCTTGAGCGTGGTGCCCAAGATGCAATCGTAGTCCCGGAAGGTGCCGGTGGCGCTGTAGATAGCGGTCAGCACGTTCTGGGCAGTCGCCTCGGTGAACGAAGCGGAGGCCGTGGTGTCGACAGCGCCGGAGGCAGGCAGGAACACCGATCCAGAAGCGCAAGCGCCGATGTTGGAGGCGTTGGTGCTGTTCAACCAGTTACCGAGCGAGCCGGTCAGGTACGGGTTGGTGCCGTTGTCAGCCTGGGCGGCTTGGTTAGTACACATAAATGTACTTTCCATATCGCGTTTAATTTCAACCAATTTTTTAGCTATGCCGTTAGCCAATTCATCGGTCACACCAGCGACGTCCTGAGTCTCGGCAATGAAACCGATGCGCAGGTCGCGGCGGAAGGCCTGGCCGTAGTTGTTCAAGCGGGTCCGGTTGACCACCGGGTTGGAGGCACTGGCAACGGTCACATCAGTGCCGTCGACAACGCCGGCAAGCACGGGAGCGCCGTAATTGTCGACCTGCCAACTGAACTGCATATTGCCGATGTCACGGCCCTTGGGGGCCATGGACACGAACGGGGTCGACTTGGCGTCGACGATGGCGATGTAGTCCGCCAGATCTTCACGAGCGGACGAGGTGGAAGCGAGCGGCACAGAGCCGCCCTGGTTGGGCTGAAGTAGGGGCATGGTTTAGAGCATCCTTTTGAGTACTTGGGCTAATTCGGTGGTTGTCCCGGACTTTCGGAACTGCGACTTGGCGTTGTCCAGGCCGACCTTGGCCGCATCCTTCTTTGCAGGGATTGCGGTGGGTCGACCGGGCTGACTGGGTGCCTTGGCCAGTGGGCGGGTGGCAGATGGCTTGCCCTTGGCGGACTCCTTCTCCAGGCGCAGCTTGCGCCCGGCAATGAAGTCACCGACCAGCACCTGGTACTCCGGCAGTGAGGCAATCTGCGGCAGTTGCCGCAGGACGGCCTGCGCCTCGGTGTACTCGGTAGCTGAACGGTCCTTCCACCATGGGTAGAGCGTCTCGGCGATGGGCTTGATCTGCTGGTAGTTCTGCAGGAAGCGGGCGCGGGTTGGTATGTGCAGGTCGATGGCGTCTTCTACACGCCGCTTGATCTGCTTCACGTCTTCCGCGCTGTACTCCTTGCCCTCCACCTCGCAGCCGTCGATGTTGTCCTCGCACCACCGTTTCAGATTCCGGGCCTTGCTCCACTCATCGTTGAGCTTCGACACTTCCCAGACATCGGCAAACGGGTCTGCAGCGGACTGCACCGCGGTCGGCCTGTCGTTGGTCTGCTCCAGCTTGGTCTTGGCGTCGTTGAGCTCCCGCTCGAGCGCCTCGGCCTTCTCCAGCGCCTCTTTCTTCTGGCGCGTGAGCTTGTCGATCCGCTTGCGGTAACCCAGCGATTCCTCGTCGCTGTTCTCTTCGGTCTCGGAAAGAACCTCCTGCTCAGGCGACTCGGCCTGGGCGTCCGTTTGTTCTGCGGTCGGCTCCGCATCCTCGGCCTGATCGTCCACGGAAGTGGCTTCCGGCTCCGGCACTTGTCGCTCGACGGCTGATGCCTTCTCTTCCTCCCCGCTGAATCGTGTCTTCAGTAGCTTCGCCAACGCCGATTCGTCGAACTGCATCGGGTTGATTGGGGGCTGTGCCGTGTTTTGGGCAGGTTTCGCTTCCTGTGTATTCGTCGGGATGTCCATGCTTTTAGACCCTGCAAGCCGGGTATGCTGCGCCAGGGTTGTTTAAGGCCAACCAAGAAGCCGTTGTTTGAGTGAGAGCCTAGAATTGACCGGAAGTCAATCCCCTCCCATTTCTTAACGCACTGATTTGTGCGATGAGATCCTTGATCGCGGCTGCCCGGCCTGAGTTGTAGGCACGGTCCTCCGCAGAAAGTGATGGGAGGAGGGCGTTGAGCACCTCGTCCCGCAGCGTGTCGTCGATGAGTTGGCCCATGGCCTTGAGCACCGGGTGCTCCTCGGACACGGAGAGGGCCTCCGAGAGTTGTTCGTCGGTCAGTTTCATTGGACTCCAAGGCGGCCGGTGATGGCGTTCTGCTGCTGTTGGACGCTGAACTGCAGGTTCTCAATGTACTTCTGCAGGTTGGCCTGAAAGAGCGGGTCCTGTTGGAGCTGGGCCTGATATTTCGGGTTGGATTGCAGGACCTGTTGGCTGAATTGCAGGCGCATGGGTGCGGTGGGGTCGTTCTCCCGGAGCTGGGGAGGATTACCGAGCGACATGAGCGCGATCTCGTCGTTGGTCTCGTTGAACATCTTCTGCGCGGCCGGGCCCTGCTGCATGACCAGCTCGCTCGCGAGGTTGGGGTCGATGGCCCGGAGGGCGACACTGATGAGCTTGGCGCGGTCGATGACGCCGGCGGTGTCGAGGGGCAGGACGAGGGTACTGATGGCCTTGAGCTTCTCGGTCACGAGGTCGGTGGACAGCTCGCGGATGTCGAATTTGAGCATCACGTCGAAGTCCTGAATGTCGGGAGGCAGCGGGGTGGCCGAGGCCGTGATGCGTTGGATCTCGGCGGGGCCGACGTACTGGAGCGTGAGGGATAGGACCTGGCGGAAGGCCTCGGTCCAGCCGTGCAGCCAGTTGTTGATCAGGCGCTGCTGGCGCATCTGGGTGATGACCGGTGGGACCTTCTCGGTCGGTCGGCCGAAGTAGCGGTCGGTCTGAGCCTCGATAGCCGCGATCAGTTGGAAGGCCACACCGGGCTCGCGGGCGGGCGGCGCCAGGAAGCCGATCTCGCCGCGGCGAAGGACAGGGATCTGGATGGCGGGGCCGATCTTGAGGTTGCCGCCGCGGGTTTTGGGGACCTCGATGGGCGGGAGCGTGGCGAGGGACGTGTAGTCGAAGATGGAGTCGCGCTGGGCCTTGACCTCGTGCTGCCAGGTGGAACAGACCTCGGGCACACCGCGGCTCTCGGTGATCTGGCGGTGGATGAGCTCGGAGCGCCAGATAACGAAAGGATACTGGCCGTGCGTGTAGTCCAACAGGTCGAAGTAGCCCCACTTGTCGCCGACCTGAGGGCTGAAGACGGTGTAGAACACGCCCGGGATACCGTCGGAGTCGATAGACTTTTGGTAGGCGTAGACCACTTCGATCAGGTTTTCGCGGTCGAGGATGGAGTTTTCAGCAAGGCCGACGGCTGCGTAGGTATAAGCCGAGTAATCGGAGAAACGGCCCATCGTGTTGATGGCTTCCTGCGCCCACTCGGCATCCCAGTCCTCGGTCTCGACCTTGTTGAGGAGTTGGGCCTCGGTCATGTAGTAGCGGCGGAAGACAACCCGGGCGGACTGGATATCGGTGGTCTCGGGCGGGAAGACCAGCTCGTCGTAGGGTGCCAGGGCAGCGACCATGGGCTTATTGCTGACCATGGTGGGGATGGGGAAGTCGCACTCGCCCTCGGTGCGCAGTTCGCGGATGGCTTTGAGTGCCCGGCGCTTGCGCAGGTTGGGGAAGGCAGCCAGAAGGAGCTCCGCGGATTGGTCGTCGGCCTCGGGGTTGGCGATGAGGTTAGGCAGGTCAGCTAGGACCGAGCCCTCGGGCGACTGGGCTGCCAAGGCCATGATCTGGTCCATAGTCAGGTACTGCTCCTTCTGCCCCATCTCCTGCTGCCAGGTGACATGGACGCCGGCCCAGCCGTAGGTCCAGAGGTACTGCGAGAGCAACTCGACCTCGCGGGTGAGGTCGTTGTACATCCGGGAGTTGACCGTCCAGTCCATCAGGTTGTGCGCGGTGACCGCCTGGTCGAGCTGGCTGATGTTGGTGGGCGACACGCGGAGCATCGAGCGCCAGAAAGAGGTGGAACAGAGGTCGACGAGGCCGTTGATCACCTCGTCGGCCAGCGGGATGCGCGTGTCGGAGGCACCGTCCCAGGGGAAGGCCGGCTTGTTGCGGTTGGCATCGTTGTTCTTCTTGCCGTCGTCGGTCTGCCCAGGCCAGCGGCAGTAGCGCACGTTCTCGGCATTCTCGACCCGGGCGAAGACGCCGTAGTCGGTGGCCGAGCGCCGCAGCTCCTCGGTCAATGCCGGTACATTGGGCTCGTCGCCGACCCGTGCCATCACGTCGGTTGCTTGCTTGTAGGAATCTCCTTGCATAGTGAAATGGTTTAGTATCCGCCGCCGCCGCGACAATCAAAGCCCCCGCGGCCTACGAACGCAAGACTTGAGACCAAAAGCATCCCCAAGCAGTCGATGGGATCTTTAGTGCAACCCTTCTGCCCGTCGCGGCCGGTGTGCTCGGAGAGTGCGTAGGCAAGGTTGGTGCAGGTGTCGGTGATGTAGAGGGAGGGCTCGTTGAGCGCGGTGAGAGGCTGGGTGGCGTCGTAGGAAAGGAGACTATTGATGGCGGATGTGCGCTGGTCGACGGGCACGCCGGGTGCGGGAATGAAGGCCATGCCATCGTCGGTGGGGTCGTCGGATTCGGCCAGGAGGTCGATGAGGGTCGTGCCGCCGGCCTCGGAGAGCGCGGGGGAACCGCCGGCCTTGGGGTCGATCAGGCGCATGACGGGCTCGCCGTAGCCGAGGTCGGACTCAATCTGGCGGAAGAGGTTGCGGTACTCGGAGATGGAACGGCCGGCGTCTAGGGTTTGGGCGGGACCGAACTTGCCGTCGGGCTTTTCGGAGGGCAGCGCCCACTCGCCGTAGTTGGAGAAGTCGGGGAACTCACGGACCACGATGCGCTTGCCGTCCTCGTAGACTAGGAGCCATAGGCAGAACCAATTCCGGGCGCCGGCGGGGTCGCAGACCATGTACAGGGTGCCGCCTAGGGGCACTTTGGAGGATGGGATGCAGTGGATATCGAGGCGGAAACGGGCGAAAGCCTTGCCGATGTTGTCCGAGGCCCAGCCGTAGGCCCGGGTCAGGATCTGGCCCATGGGCGAGGTGACCAGCTTGGACTTCATCTCGTCGAAGGGGTTGTACGGGTTGTCCTCGCTGAAGAAGAACACGGTGCGCCGGTTGGTCTGGGGCTGCACCATGGTGCGGGCGGACTTACCCATAGGCCAGGTGGGTAGGGCCTGTTTACTTTTGATGAGCTCGGCGTCGTCAAAGCGGGTGATTGCGGAGCCGGCTGTGAACTCCTTGTAGACCGAGGCAACGCCTTCGAGGGGAGTCTGGGTCACGAGGAGCTTGCCACGGCGGGTGATCAGACGGTAGCGCAGTGTGTCCACCCAGGATTGGGGCACGAGCTCGTCGCACCAGATCAAGTCGGCCTCGCGGCCCTCAATGGTGTTCTCGGACTGCGTGTAGTTCAGGAAGTCGCAGCGGGAGCCGTTGGGTAGGATGAATGAGCCGTCGGTGAATCCGTTCTTGCGGCTGTAGTTCAAGTAGTGGATACGGCCCTTCTTGGTGGCCCGGAGGGCGACGGGGAGATAGTTGTAGATGGCGGGTTGTTGCACGGTGACCGAGGTGGCGTGGGAGGTGTGGCAGCAGAGAACCGATGCGTTCTCTTTCTCAAGGAGCGTTTGAACCACGCGGCGGGCGGCCCAGAGGGTTTTACCGGCGCGGTTGCCGCCGGAGATTAAGAGCTCCTGGGTGAGCGAATACTCAGTGTTGGCGATCTCCCAGTGGTCCGGGATGTAGCCGTAGGTGTAGGGGTCGGCCTTCTCGAGGAGCACGAGCTGGGTGCGCTTCTGTTTGAGCTCAAGTGCGCGGGGGTGCGAGGCGTCGACCTTGGGGATGACGGGGTGCTGCGGTTGCTCGTTCCACCAAGCGGCGTTGCACGCCTCGGTGCAGAAGCGTTTCTGCTTGGGGCCTTCGCGCTGCTTGATGATCTCGAAGGGCTTGGAGCAGGTGAGGCAGAGTGGTTGGCTCATTTATCAATATTTTTCGTTTTAGAGAACCCGTCGACTTTTACCGTCGCCGCGGATTGCCCGACCCCCTCCCCCGGGGGCCCGGGCGGCCTGGTGTCTGCCTTGTGTAACGGGGTGGGACATTGGGTCTGCTGAGTGGGGCAAAAGTGCGTTTCGATCAATGTTTGCAGGGGTTTTCTGCGTGTTTGCGTTGCGAAGTGAATATAACTGCTATTGTGCAAGAAAACGACGAAACAGGCCTAAACTCGTGGGTTTCAACGTGCTTGCCGCGGTAGGGGTAGGACATTTCGGGCCATTACCTAAACCAGGTCGGGCGTCTGCTCGTCGTTCACCGGGGTCACATCGCGCTCTTTTAGGTCCTTCATCAGGTCGCGGTGGCTCACAGAGGCTGTCATGGCTAGGTGAATACTTGTGGGTTGCCCGCGAATTACCGCCAATTTGTCCGTTAGCACGCCCACGCTGATGGGTAAGGTGCGATCATCGATCAACATAATAGAGGATTCAGCCAGTCGCTTGGTGCCTTTCCAGATCGCAACCTCCAGGAATCCGGTCACATCTTTGCGCCATTCCTCTTCAGTTTCGGGGTAATCCACCGGCACCTTGACCCCACGGATCAGTTTAAACGCTGTATGCGGAGACAACCCAGTGGCTTCCGCGATCTTCTCCAGTGACTTGTTCTCAATGATACCTTCAACGACTGCATCAGCACGCTCTTGGGTGAGCTTAGAGTTGAAATGCTGACCTGGATGCTCGGATTTCATATATCCAAGCTCTTGAGCGGCCTTCAGGACCTTGTCTTTGACTCCTGCTGGGACGTTGGTTTTCCCGGAAAGCACTCTTTGCGCATACTGGTGATTAACTCCAGCAGCAGCCCCAACATCTCTAAGACTCGGCCTCTTCTTTGGTTTCTCACCCGGCATAAGGCGCAAAGCTAAAGGGGAACTCTCCCCAGTGGTTGAGTTGCTTACGGGGCTTCATCGAGAGGTGCTTCACTCCGGCCAGGGTCATCCTGACTGCGGCAGCGTAATCCTCACTGAGATACTCGAGTTTGCCGGGCATGGATTCCATGGTTAGTGGCATCCACAGGGTCGGGAAGCGTTCGACGCGCACATCCTCGCACCAGTCGATCCTGTATGGGCTCTGCACTCCTGACCCTTCCAGCGCATCAAGTGTCGCCAGAAGGCATTTACGGGGGATTGCGAGGCATCCCGATGCGAACATGGTGATGGGCACCAGCTCCGCTGCGCACTCAGCGTCATTCACCTGATGCTTGAGGGCCTGCAGGTGCTCCGCCTTGGGACGCAGGGCCGGCCTGGCGGGCAGTGAGCGGCATGGGTAGGGGATGCACACGGTTGCCTGGTGCTGATGGGCCAGCTCTGCCATGCGGATGACGTCGGCCGCGGTGAACTCAATGTCGTGGTCCAGTTGAATCCAGACGTCCTTGCCGCTGTCGAGGAACCACTTGGTCGCACGGCAACGGCTGCGGGATATCAGGGCATCCTCCCGGATGGTGCGCAGATCGGTCTGCCTGTCTGAACGGGCGAACGTGGCCGTCAGGTCTACCCAGGACATCATGCAGGCTGCGCTGATGCCACCGTAGGCGTACAGCGAGACATGGATGGACGGCCTGGTGCCTGCCTGGGTTACTGCTTGGACCTTGCTGGTCGGCTGCGGTGCGTAAATGAATGGATCTTCCATCTGCGGGGATTCTGCCTTTGTTGTGGTCATGGTTCAATGTCCTTCCGTTGGCTTGCGAGGTAGAGTTCATGCCCCTTGGTGATGAGATAGACCACGCTGCCTCGGGGCACCTGGCAGGCTGTGGCGACGTCGTTCAGCGACAGGCCGCGGTCACGCAGGTCGTAGGCCTTGCGTGCCATGTCCGGCGTGTGGCGCTGCTCGGTGACTTCCGGCTCATCCTGCATGACCGGGGCTGGCGTGCCGTCCTCCTTGAACGCCATGTCCTTGGGGTACGACAGCCAGCCACGCTGCACGCCTATCTTCACAAGGTGCGGTGCCTCCATCAATAGTTTGGTTGTGTTTGTTACTATCATAACAGTGATATGTCTAATGGTGTTGCGGGCAAGTGCTGCCTACCCTTGCCGCTTTTATCTCCTATAAGCTGAAATATGCGTTGTCTATGTGCCTTGCCGCTGGCGCCGGGGTGGATAACGCAACCAAACCTTCCGTCTGCCTGGATGACGAGATGGTTGCGTTGTTTGTCCCCTCCTTCCTCGGCACAGGCTGGGCATTGCCCGACCAATTTCGAGCCAATTTTGCGCAGGCCTACCGCTGTCAAGCACTGTCTAGTGTTTGGGACGGATGGGACGGCATTTTCCAACTTCGTTTCTACTTTGAACACAGTTTTGCTACCTTTACTCATCTTGCACCGAGTTGAGAAGTGCCGTCCTCCGTCCCAAACGCTTGACAACGCTTGACAGCTCAAGCCATTTCCGACGAGGTCAAGACCACTTTCATGTAGCCTCGCGCCTGTTGTTGCTGACCGTCACTGCGGTGAATGTGGTTCGACGGGATGGCCTGGTGTATCTCCAGCATCAGTTCCGCTGCCCGGCGCTGGAAGCGCTTGTCCGGTTCAGGCCCCCATTCCTTGTTGCTGCACATGGCCATATAGGCAGCATACAGCTCCTCGCTAGTAATACTATCCGATGACATACTACTAGCACGGACATGGTTCACAATAAAGTATCTCACACTATCACTTTCGCTCAATAAGTTGTCTATCATACCACGCTGCCTGTCGCTGACCGGAAACGGCCTGCCGGCCTGCATCACCCGGCACAAGTCCTCCGCGCCCTCTAGGAACCAGTTCAATATCCCGCTGCCTTCCCGCTCAATCATCACATCGTGATAGTTGGGGATCACCTTCTCCGGCTTGGGCTGGCTGAAGTCGAGCAGCAGCAGCCGTCTCGACCACGCTCCCAAATCTCCCTGCACGTTGACCTTCAGCCGGCTATTGGCCGTCACGATGACGTTCCAGTCGCCGACCACGGCCTGGGCCCCGGACTTCCCCTTGAACTCGACGGCCAGCCTGTCGCCGCCGGTCAGCGCCTTCAGGAACTGGCTCTCCTCGCAGGACAGGAAGTCCGGCGGCACATCGCTACCGATCAACAGCGTCCGGTCATGGAAGTTGCCCAGTTCAAACCGGCTGCCCAAGTGATTCGTTCTCAGCTCGCTGCAGTTCTCATCGCCGACCAGCCGCCGCACCAGCCCGGCCACCGTGCTCTTCCCGCCGCCACCGGTTCCGGTCAGCAGCAGAATCACTTGCGGCCTATTCCTCTGCAGCAGCGCCAGGCCGCCCCATCTCTGCAGCAGTACCTGATCCTCGTGCTCGGGCAGCGCATGGTCCAGGAACGCCTGCCATAGACCGCTGCCCGCGCCCTGCACATACCGCACCGGCGTCTGGTTCCTTGACATCCACTCCGGGCCGAACCCGTGCATTGCGTAGGGCACGCTCCTGAGATCCACCATGACATTGGAGCAGTGCACCACGCTGTCCGGCCTGGAGAACGGATTACGCTCCACCTGCAGCCTCCCGATGAGATCCACCACCTGGTCCGCGAAGCTGGCTGTGAGCCTCGTCAGCAGCGCCGGCAGCCGCGGGTCCTCCGTCGAGGCCACCTGATCCAACAGAACGCGCCTGGCGGTCTCCAGGGCCTTCTGCGCCATCTCCTCGCGGCTCATGCTCATCCAGATCCCCCGGTCCTCCTTGTACCAGTAGTGCATCCCGGTCACCGCATCGAAGAGGAACCGTTCCTTGTGCGCCATGTAGGCCGCGAAGAAGGGAGCCTGCAGATTGCCCGTGCCGCTCCGGCCGAACGTCCAGGGCACGCCATGCTGCCGGATCAACTGCGCGATCTCATCCCGACTGCCCGGAGCCGGCCAGCCCTCGGGCCACCGGATCTGGCTGAACTCCAGCGCCACCGGCGGCCTGTCCACCAGCACGCTGTACTCGCAACCGCTCGGGTGCACGCCCTTGACCGTGCTCAGGTTCCCCGTACTCCGCCACTCATACAATGGCTTGCCCAGCAACCGATCACCCACCTGGACCATCTCGGTCGTGCTGCGCTCCGCGCACGGCCCCGGGTACTTGCCCGTGATCCTCACGCCAATCTGTGCGCCCCTTTTCCCCTTCCACCTTGCCGACCCCTGCAGCACCGGGTTGACCCTCAGGAACGCCTCCAGGCTGCCCTCATCGTCGAAGTCTATCGCGCACAGTCCGCCGGAGAACTCCCCAAGCCTCACAGCCACGTTCCCGTGCTCGAGCATGACCCGGTAAACATCCCGCTTGGTGCTCTCCATGGTCTCCTGGGTGTACTTGACCATCGGAATCTTGGTCCCCGGGCTCTGCGGCACCAGGAACAGCGGCGTCCCCAGCCAGCCCTCAATCTCTTGCGTCGTCATCATACCTCTTCACGCCTTTCAAACCGCAACGCCTCCTCGCTGATGAACCAGCCCTTGGGCCACTCGGTCAGGTAGATCCCGCCCAGCGTCCGCACCCGGCTCAGTGCCACGTAGGCCTGCCCGGGCTCCCGGGCCGCCCGTATATCAATCCTCGCGGCATCCAGGGTCAGTCCCTGCGCCCGGTGTATGGTCATCGCGTAGGCCAATCGGAGCGGGTATTGTTGGACGGTCACCCCCAGACTCTCAAAGAACCATTTGCGCCGACCCAGTGAAATCTTCTCACCGCGGCTCTCGACCACGATATCCCCACCCCGAAACTCCACCACCCGGCCCACCTGCCCATTGTAGAAGCCCTGCTCCGCATCGTTCGCGGTAAACATCACGGCAGCCCCGGGCTTCAACTGCAGCACCCGCGGCGTGCTCATGTTCTTGGTGGCGAACTCCACCGCCTGATCCACGCCCCTGACCTCGGAGTCAAACACAGCAATCGGGCCGTCGATTGAGCTCAGCCGATAATTATTCCACTTATCCACCTGCACGTTGTGCGTCATCAGCCGAGTAATGTGCTCCGGCGGGTTCATCCTGAGCGCACTCCGCAGCAGTTGATTGTCCCGCGGCTTCATCCTACCCACCCGGAACCCGCTCAGCATCTCGATGAACGGCAGGTCATTCTGCCTCCGCACCTTCTCGAGCTTGATCGTCTTGAAGTCGGCCTCCTCCCAAGCCTGACTCAGGAA